CGATCCGAAGGTTCTGGATAACACAGATGAGTCGCCAGAAGCGCAGATGATGCGTATGCAAATGAACGACATGGCGAACCAGATGGAACAGACTGCGGCGCTCGTGCAACAGTTGCAGCAAAGCTATGATATGCAGAAGCTGGCGATTGATGAACAGAACACGCAGATCAAGGCGTATGATGCGGAAACGAAGCGCATACAGGCGACAGCGGCCAATATGACACCTGAACAAATACAGGATATTGTCATGGGAACGGTAGCGGCAGCGCTCGATACGGGTGACATTGTGCCTAGATCGACGCCTATGCAACCTCAATTACCAGGATTAGAATAATGAGCTGCGCGGATCTAATCGGACACCTGTTTTTAGCCCGCGATGTGACGCATAGCGTGCATCTGAACACGCGATCATATGCAAAACATAAGGCTCTGGGTAAGTTTTATGAGAATATCATCGGTTTAGCCGACGATTTAGCCGAAGCCTACCAAGGCAGACACGGCCTAATCGGGCCGATTACGCTCCATTCAGCCAAGAAAACCAACAATGTTATTGAGTTTCTTGAAGATTCGCTGAAAGACGTTGAAGAAATGCGGTATAAAGTCTGTGATAAGGACGAAACGGCGATTCAGAACATTATCGACGAGATAGTTGGTCTTTATCTCAAAACTCTGTATAAATTGAAATTCCTAGCGTGAGGAAATCATGGCATATGCTCTAAATCTTACGGCCACTTCGCAAGTTAAAATAGGGCTTGCCAAGGTTAAAGGCGTTTTCGTCTCCAGCGGCACGACACCGACCATCGCAATCTACGACTCGGCTACGGCTTCGACCTCAGATCCTGTTGTTGTATCCACTTTTACGAGCGCAGTTCCAAACAATTATTTGTTTGCGCCTGAAGGTGTCACGTTAAGCAAGGGTCTTTATGTTGTCTTAGGCGGCACAAATCCGAATGTGACGATCTTCTACGAGTGACCTAAATGGCCTTTATTTATAATCTTACTGACACATGGAATGATGCTGCAACTACATGGAACGGCATAAAACTAGCCGTTACCAACACAGGTTCGTCCGCGTCGTCTAATCTGCTGAATTTGACCGTTACAGGGGCCTCAACGGCCTCTTTTGTCGTTGATAAGAGCGGTAATTTAGCCCTAAACGGCACTGTCAATAAGATTACGTTTACAGCTCCGGCCACCGGCGCGACGCTGACGCTGGCGGACAACTCAACATTCATCACTTCTGGGGCGTATTCTAGCACCTTCACCTTCTCCGGCACGACCACGCTGACGTTCCCAACGAGCGGCACGGTCACGGCGCTCGGTAATACGACAACAGGCTCTGGCGCTATTGTATTGGCGACAAGCCCATCGCTTACATCGCCTGCGCTTGGTATTCCATCAGCGGTTACGCTGACAAATGCGACTGGTCTGCCGATTTCAACGGGTCTGACCGGCACAGGAACAGGAGTTCTTACCGCGCTTGCGGTAAATGTCGGCTCTGCGGGCGCGTTTGTTACGTTTAATGGCGCTCTTGGCACACCTAGCAGCGGTGATTTGACGAATTGCACGGGGATTAGCCCAAGCAACATCAGCGGACTTGGCACAGGCGTAGCCACATGGCTTGCAACGCCATCTAGCGCCAATTTAGCGGCTGCGGTCACTGATGAGACTGGTAGCGGATCGTTAGTCTTTGCAACCAGCCCAACACTTGTCACTCCTGCACTTGGGACGCCATCCTCGGCGACACTGACAAATGCGACGGGATTACCTATTAGCACAGGCGTTAGCGGCCTTGGGACAGGTGTTGCGACGTTCTTGGCGACGCCATCAAGCGCGAATCTCGCATCGGCTGTCACTGATGAAACGGGATCTGGGCCTCTAGTATTTGCGACCAGCCCGACCTTCACGTCTCAAGTTACGTTTGGCACGGCCAGTTCAACACGCGGCACGCTCGTATTAGCCAACACAAGCGCTAACACTGTCACGCTGCAATCGTCTAATTCTACGGCTGCAAACTATACGCTGACCTTCCCAGCGGCTGCACCTGTCAACGGCTACTACCTTCAGACTGACACGAACGGCGTCCTGTCATGGGCGGCAGGCGGTGGCGGTGGTGGTGGCTCACCTGGCGGCTCTAATACGCAAGTTCAGTTCAATAATGCTGGCGCATTTGGTGGTGACGCGGCCTTTACCTTCGTAAATGGCACCGGCACAGCTACTATGTCGCTTGGTGTCGCCTCTACGACATCGGCTGCGCTGAAGCTGTATAATTCTTCAAGCGCTAACGCTGTTACGATTGCTTCGGGTAATAACAGCGTTGCTTGGACTTTTACTTTACCAACATCCGCAGGCACGAACAATTACGCTCTGTTAACTGATGGTTCTGGCAACACATCATGGGGCGCAGTTGCTACTGGCACAATTAATACCGGCACAATTGGTCAGATTACATATTACTCTGGCGCTAACACGCTATCTGGCACAACGACTGGCACAGGCGTCCTCACCGCTCTTGGCAATAACACAAACGTCGCTGGCGGCGTTCTTGTCCCTGCGGCAGCTCTTACGGCGAGCGCTATTGTTCTTGGCGGCGGTTCTGGAACTGGCCCAGCTACCACAACGACCGGCACAGGCGTCGTTACAGCTATTGGTAATGCGGTCAATACGGCAGGCGGTTTATTAGCCCCTGCGGCAGCTCTTACAGCTAATGCTCTTGTTGTTGGCGGCGGTTCTGGAACTGGCCCCTCAACGGTTACAACAGGCACAGGCGTTGTCACGGCTCTTGGAGTCAACACGGGCACGGCGGGCGCATTTGTTGTCAACGGCGGCGCGTTAGGCACACCTAGCAGTGGCACGCTCTCAAGCTGCACAGGGCTACCCCTTACAACTGGCGTTACTGGCGTTCTTCCGGTTGCTAACGGTGGCACCAACGCTTCTTCGGCTGGTATTACTGCTTTCAATAATATCACAGGCTACACAGCGGCCGGGGCGACAGGAACAACAAGCACCAATCTTGTGTTCTCAACCAGCCCGACGCTTGTCACACCTGTTCTTGGCGCAGCGACAGCCACAAGCGTAAATAAAGTCGCAATTACAGCGCCAGCCACAAGCGCTACATTGACTATTGCGGATGGCAAAACATTAACCGCGAGTAACTCAATAACGATTGCTGGAACTGACGGAAAAACAGCCTCGTTTAGCAACTCGATTACGTTTGCGGGTACCGATTCTACGACAATGACGTTTCCTGCAACGTCATCAAGTATTGGCTATCTCAACATCCCGCAGAACAGCCAGACATCAGCCTATGTCGCGGTTGTTGGCGATGTCGGCAAGCATATCAGCATCACAACTGGCGGCGTGACGGTTAACGCTTCTGTGTTTAGTGCGGGGGATGTGTTCACGATCTATAACAATTCAGGCTCTAGCCAAAATATTACGGCGGGAACTAACGTGACATTCCGTCTTGCGGGAACCGCAACAAGTGGAACTCCTAGGACATTAGCACAATATGGTTTAGCGACCGTTCTTTGCGTTACTGGCGGCGCAACACCAACATTCGTTGTTTCTGGTGCCGGAGTAGCCTAATGTCTGGCATATATGCAATGCTATTTGCTGGAAAAGGTCGTTTAACGATAGATTATCTTGTTGTGGCAGGCGGAGCAGGCGGTGGCGGCGGCGGCGGCGGCGGCGCAGGTGCATATAGAGAATTTACCAATCAAACATTAATTGCTGGCACTGCATACACAATAACAGTTGGCGGCAGTGGTGGAGGCGGCGCTGGGGGCTCTAAAGGAACTAATGGATCTGACTCCATATTTTCTAGCACTACGTCAACAGGCGGTGGTGGCGGCGGCGGGTTTAGCGCTACAAATTTGAATGGTGCTGATGGCGGTTCGGGCGGCGGCGGCGGCGCAAGTAATGCGTCACCTTTTACAGGTGGCACAGGTGGCACAGGAACTACCGGAGGCAATACTGGTGGTAATGGCGTAACAGGTGCAACAGGTTTTGGCGGCGGCGGCGGTGCAAGCGCCACTGGCGCTACTGCTACAGCGGGCGTTGGCGGAAATGGTGGGGCCGGGTCTACTTCTACAATAAATAGTATCGTTTATGCGGCAGGCGGAGGCGGAGGAGGCCAATCAACAGCAGGGACAGGCGGGTCTAGCATTGGCGGCAATGGCTCACTTAATGGCGGCGCATCGGGGAACGGAACGGCTAATCGTGGTGCAGGTGGTGGTGGTGGCTACAACACTACTGGCGGATCCGGCGGATCCGGCGTTATTATTATTAAGGCACCAAGCATCTATACTGCAACTTTTTCTGGCGGCGTCACGCAAACATCTTCAACATCGAGCGGCAATACAACATATACAATAACTGCGGCGGGCGTTTCAGATACAGTTACATTTAGTTAGGATTATAATATGGCTCACTATGCCTATCTCGATAAAAATAATATTGTAATAAATGTTATTGTAGGTAAAGATGAAAATGACGCCTCTAATAATTGGGAAGTATATTATGGGGCTAAACGCACGTCATATAACACACGCGGCGGCGTCTATTATATTCCTAACACAAATATGCCAGATCCCGATCAGACAAAATCATTCAGAAAGAATTACGCTGGGATCGGCTATTCGTATGATAAAAATTTAGACGCATTTATTCCGCCAAAACCTTATTTATCTTGGCTGCTTGACACACAAACTTGTCTATGGCAAGCGCCAGTTCCATATCCTGATGATGGTAAATTCTACGTTTGGAATGAGCAGACTCAATTTTGGGAACTTGTAAGTGAAAATTGAATTAACGCCGCAAGAATGGGCATATATATTAAACGTATTGGGGCAACGTCCTTTTGTCGAAGTAACTGAACTTATAGCTAAAATTCAAAAGCAAGCTGTTGACGATCAGCCATCAGCGGAGTAATAATACCCGTTACCGACTAGCCGGATAGCTAGGTTAGAAAGGAAGTTGCCTTGAGCGACGAAGAACAGGCTGTAGCGGAGATCAGCCCCGCGCCGGAACAGGAAGCTACGGCAGCACCTGAATCTGTTGAGACGACGCCGGAGGAACAACAGTCTACAAAATCGTTCTCTCAAGAAGAGTTGGACGCTATTGTAGGCAAACGCCTCGCAAGAGAACAGCGCAAATGGGAAAGAGATCAAGCCCAACGGCTTGCGGAGCAACAGGCTAGACAGCCCGTCGCACCTCCACCCGCGCCAGATGATTTTGAGAACGCTCAAGCCTATGCGGAAGCATTAGCGGAGCAAAAAGCTCAAGAACTTCTGGCACGACGAGAGGCCGCAAGACAACAGGCAGCTCTGCTTGACTCATATAAGGATCGTGAAGAGGAAGCGCGGGACAGATACGATGACTTTGAACAAGTCGCGTATAACCCGAACCTCCCCGTAACGGACTATATGGCTCAAGCCATCCAGGCTTCAGACATTGGCCCCGAAGTGATCTATCACCTCGGATCCAATCCGAAAGAGGCCCAGCGGATCGCTAATTTGCCGCCAATTTTGCAGGCAAAGGAGATCGGTAGGATCGAGGCCAAACTGGTCGCGGAACCGCCGACAAAACGCACTTCAACTGCGCCAGCTCCTCTTGCTCCTGTTACGGCTACTCGGTCAAGCTCCGGCCCTAGATATGATACGACTGATCCTAGATCGTTAAAGTCGATGTCAACGTCAGAATGGATTGAAGCCGAACGGTTGCGACAGATCAAGAAGTGGGAAGCGCAAAACCGTAGGTAATTAAATCATGTCTAACTCGATTTTAACAATCGACATGATTACTCGCAAGGCTCTTGAGATCCTTGAGAATAGTCTTGTCCTCACGCGCACCGTAAACCGTCAGTATGACGACTCTTTCGCTGTAGAAGGCGCTAAGATCGGCTCGACCCTCCGCATTCGTCTTCCTGACCGCGCTTTGGTCACGGACGGCGCTGCCCTTCAGGTTCAGGACGACAACGAGCAATACACCACGCTCACTGTCTCCAGCCAGAAGCACATCGGCGTTAACTTCACGACCGCCGAACTAACGATGCAGTTGGACGACTTCGCTGAACGTGTTCTGAAGCCTCGTATTTCGCAGCTCGCGTCTTCTATCGACGCCGACGTTGCAAACAGCTTCAAATACATCGGCAACTCGGTCGGCACCCCAGGCA